GTATGACCACCCTGTATTGGCAGAAGGCTTTAGGTTTGCGTCTGCGCTTTGCGTCTCTAGGTTAGCTGGATAAATACCGAAATACAAAAAGAACTGAAATGCTGAGCTGGCTGAAGATGGCGAAGGGCTGGTTGTAAAGTAACCGCTTTGCAAAGCTGTTCCGTCACTCTCATAGTACGCCACATGTATGTATGCTGGATTGGAATTCCAAGGTGCATTAGTCGTTCCATTGATAAATGCTATAATTCCTTCATCAGTTGGCTGTGCAACTAGTTTCTGTGGATTGTAGACTGACAGCAACTTTGAGGTATTCGAATCAAGAATGTAATTACTCGCGTTCGTTGTGTCATAGTCATTAAACACTGGTGTGAACGTGCCGTTGACCACATAGTCTGTTGTTGTCACCGCTGCCGCTGGGTACTGGGTTGGTTCGTCATTTGCAGTTGCTGCGTACTCATAAAAGAACTTTAAGGTAAAAGCATCCATTGAATTTGGAGCTGTAGTTATTGACCCTATTGCGTGTTTATTATGGTCTTGCGAGACATACGACTGCAAAATGCGTGAGACGTTAAAAACGCCAGAATCAGAACCATTAGGCAGTTGCTTTAATGTCGCGACTGTAACTGAGTTGCGAATCACTTGACATATATACCTAAACTTAGGTTGCGATGTATTCGTGTCCTCTGTTACAACGTAAACAATTTGATCGGCTGTGCCTAGCAAAGTTGGTGTTGGCTCTTGTGTTATTGAGATTGCCATTAAAGTTCTAATTCGATATTAAACTTAAGCGGTAGGCTTTTTTTAAAAAAGTGGTACACATCAGAAGCAAATGCTCTAGCTATTTTGTCTCTGTGCTTATCAAACAATATACGCATTGGTGGACGTATGAATGGGGTTGGCTCAATTCCGTATTTGTAAATATTAGTGGATATGGCGCGTACCAAACTTTTACGCGGAATAAACCTGCCTTTGGCATCTCGTGCGTCTTTGATTGGTTTCACTACAACCCACTTATCAATAGCTGGAATTAGCTTTCCTTTCGGGCCAGTGCCTGATCCAAACTTAAATGGGCTGACTGGCGCTTTCTTATTGTTTACCGCACCCTGCACACCTTGCTCTACGATGTCCCAATAGTCAGCCCCTTCAAATGTAAACGTCAGTGAGAATTGATTCTTTTTTGTTGCGTACTCATAATTCATTGAGTTGCGTAAATTCCCCGAAGCGTTTTTCCCTTCTGCATCAAGGATTGCACGCGCTCGTTTTATGACTGCCTTTGCATATTTATCAAAGGATTTTTGCGTTCTGTACAGGTCTAGCTTATGCAGTTTACCACCTATCTCTATCGTGTATTTAATAGAGGGCATTACACAAATTGGTTGAGCTAGGTAACTTAATGGTAAATGATGCTGACCATCCTGTTAGGCTGTTAGTCATTCGTGCTGCAAATGGTTCACACGACACAGGCATCTCAAAAGACCATTCGGGCGGCACAAAATTGTTGACGTTCGATTGCGCTAGGTGAAACGCTGCGATGACATCCTGCATAATACCAAACGTGTCTGTATAAACCTGCGTTACAAAATCGTGCTGCACCTCAAAGACGACGGTTGCCACAAATACCTCGTATGTATATTCCGTGTGAGTACCTAGGATGTTTGCCTCTGTCACTTGAGCATACAGCAGCGGGAACTTATCGATAGTCAACTTATCTATATCTACCTCATCAATTGAGTGTGTGTAGAATGACTTGAGCTGTTCGTGGTTGTCTGCAATAGACTCAAACACATCGTTTATATCACTTACTGTCTGCATTGATTTTAATTTTGTTAGCCATGTTTTGATCCTTTTCGTAGGCTAAAAATGTAAATGCCTCTTCTATTAATATACGCGAAATGCTTTCCATTCTTAATATGTCGCCATCAGCCAATTGATACATGATAGCATACCATCCCCACTTCTGCGCTACTTTGTCTGTGCTGCCACTACTGGTGAAGAGTGCTGCAAACTTTGCGCTAATTGACCTGCGATACGATAAAAAAAAACCACCGCACCAATTGCCACGTCCATCTTGCACTCACCCATTGCATCTACTTTAATTTGACTAGGGTTGTATGTCTCGATTTCATACAGCTTCATCTTCTTTCTGACAATTGGCCTGTACAGTATCGCAAGCATTTCTTGCATGTTTTCGTACATTCCTTTTTCCATGTATGTCTCCATGTCTGCAAACTCTCCAACGGTTAATTCTTGCATGTTTGGAATAAAACCATACTCAACCCCATCCATGACGAACGACTGATGCAAATGGAAGTCTGTTAGTTGTGGTTCACGAAAAAGCCATGTAAGCTCGCGTGTTATCTTATTAAGCTCTTCGACATGTATTCGGTTCACTAAACCTTCTTCAGCTCCGCAGAAGACCTCTAACACCTTTTGTACGGCTTCTGATCCTTTATTGTCTTCCCATGTGTCCAGCATCTTTTTGTACTGCGACACCGTAATGTCTGCATAGCTTTCGGGAATTGTGAGTTTGATTTTCATTGCACAAAGTATTTACCAGTTCGTCTTAATAGCTTGTTTAGGCATACATATCTAACAGCATCGACACAGTGATTCCAATCATCTCGTGGAGTATTTAGCACCTTTCCGTTTTTATCCGTCATCCACTTGTAGTTGCGGAATTCCTTTTGTGCGTCGAGGCTAGTTTCCTTTACATATATCTTCTTACGCCTCATCAAATCTATGCCAATACGTACAGAGTCTGGGCCTTTCTTAGCAGGTTTAATATTGAAATTCATCCTGTGAATCTCCTCAATACTTTTCGGCTCACTGCTGTCTGCTATTATCTCTTCATGACGTGTGATACCCAGCTCCTGCATCTTCTCTGCAATATCACCGTTAGTCAATCCACCACTGTATAGGAACTGCTCAATATATATGGCGTTGTCATACTCATAAACCTTTACTAAGGCTGTAGGATCGTTGGCAAAGCCCCAGTCTAAACCCCACGCTAAGAACTTAGCATGCTCTGGAAGCTCTGTATAAATGTCACTTCGGAAAATAGTCTGCCTGCTTACACCTCGCTCACCTAAACCGTAAACCGTCCAGTAATATTCGTCGGTTTCTTTTAGCCGTTCGATTTCATCAATTGTCTCTTTGTTTAAGAACGGATTATCAAGGTAGGTAGACTTGTAAAACGTAGCATCTTCTCTAGGTATGATGTCATCATATATGTAAGAGTATTCATCACTGGGGTTGTAGTCTAGTATGATGCTTGGGCCTTCTAGCTTGTTTGATGTTCTTAGTGCCAGTTGTCGATACGTCTCCAAATCCAGCTCGTTCGCCTCATTTGCAAAGAAAAATTGTCGAGTAGCCCCACGAATTTTTTGTGGCTGGTCAATTGAAATAAACTCTATAGTGTTACCAAATAGAGCATAAGTGTTTTCTGTCTTGTTGTGGTTGCGTTCGTCGTACCACCCCTCCCTGTCTAAGATAAACAGGAAGTCACGCATGACCGAAGCACGAAGTGATGGAAAACTCTTACGAACTATGGTGATGAGGTAACCAGCGTTTTGGTTCTCGTAGCACCACTGACATAACACTGTGATGATTGAGAACGTCTTGCCACTACGGGTGCCACCTTGAAAAACTGCTATCCTTGTTTTGCAGTTGATTAGGTCGTAATACGTTTTAGGTTGTTTCACAAGCTATTTAAAAACTCTCTGTGACTATTGAACAGAAACCAATTATCACCTTTTTGATAACCCCGTTTCTTGTAAAAGTAAACAATGTCCCCAATACGATACGCTCCTGAAGCAGGATTGCTGTAAACAACATTAGCAGCGTTTAGCATTTGCTCTAACACGCGCTTAGACCTATTGCAGTCTGCTTTATTCATTCTGTGAGTTTTGTTTCTGTCTGATCGGTATGGTCAAGCACCTCCTTAAACCAACTCGGTTCGCTCATGGTCTCATTAACCGTCACCTCTGTCTCTGTTTGTTTAGGCATAAAGTATGGCATCAAACTACTAAGGGCTTTAAGGTATTTCTCATCACTGTTTTCACGCAGCACTTGAAGTGAGTCTTTGATGTTTTCCATCTCACCCTCCATGACTTCAGAGAAAATTGATCGTGCCTCCTCTGTAACCTTGTTACTCTTTCCTTTGGGCCTTCCTTTACCCTGTGTGTTTCCTTTTTTAAACGGCATTGTATGTTATTCTATGTTATTTTAACATGGCTTCGTAATCCTGTATGCTTTGAAATATCCTGTAAGCCACTTGCGGCACTATGGCGTTTCCGTATCCTTTGATTGATTCTCTTCTCCATTTTGGAAAGGTAATACCGTCCAGTTCTTTGGGAAGCCCATCATCTCCTCCACAAATAGGGGGGACAGTTGGGAACCCGTTCCAAGCGCAGTGTTTATAACGCTCGGTAAATCGCTTGTCCCGTCCCAGTTCTCTGTCTTCCATCGGTTTTGATGGTCGCTCTTGACTGGTGTCGGGAGCATTCCGTGAACTTGTGTTGCAAGGTTGGGCATCGTTGTTCCGTTCGGGTATTTCTCCATCCTCGCTTTGAATTTCTCCAAGTCGTGAACGGGTTCCGAAGTTGTCGGAGTGAGCAACAATCCAAACTCTGTCCCTTCGGTGGGGCGCGCCTGTGGCGCAAGCTGGAATAACAAACGATTGGACGGAGTACCCGAGAGCTTCCAAGTCAGCGCAACACGTTTCGAAAACCAATCCGTCCGACCAATTAACAAGCCCGCGAACGTTCTCGCCCACGACCCAACGGGGTTGACACTC